GTGGTGCAGCTCAATCAGGGCGCCTTCGATATCGTTGGCGCTGGCTTTGAGTGTGATCATGATGTGGTCCTCAGGGTTTTGGGCTATCCACCACACGCAACCGAGGGCGCAGGCGAGTAACAACAGGTGGCTGATCATTGGCGGCATCCTCCAGGTGGGCGCGGTACCGGAATCCCTCTTGCTTCCACACCAGGCGTTTGCCCTGGGAGTTGGCGAAGCGAATCAGGTCAATAACCCGTGTGCTTTCTGGCAGATCAAGACGCATGGCATTCCTCCTGGCGGTGGGCGTTGAAGTTGCCCTTCTGCAGCGTTCGAATGGTGCGGGATACCCGCTGAATCCGGCTGGCAACCTCGTGTGGCTGGCGTTGTGTGTCCCGCACAATGTGGATGGTTCTCAGCCGAACCAGATCTTGCTCGGAGGCTTGAAAGCGCTCCACGTGATCGTTGATCGCGCGTTGAATGTGGGTGTTCTTGCCGCTCTGTACTGCCAGCCAGATGGCCTTCCAGCTCAGCAGCTCGATTTCTTCAATGGTTTTCATCCTGTCTCCTAAATCAGGCGGCGTTCACCTGGTCCCATTCACGTTTGGCTTTGGTGCGTTGTGTGTCGATGTAGTCGGCCAGATCCTGAGCGCTCACCAGCCATGGGCTTTTCTGTGTGCCGCCCCGGTAGGCGGTTACCGGCAGCTGCCGGCGGGCGGCGCGCTTTTTGGCCATGTCTGGCTGAAGGCCGAAAAACTTGTCGCAGATATCCTCCAGCGGGATCTCGGCGGTACCGAACTCGGCCATCAGGGCGAAGAACGTGGAAATCTGCTTCACGAGGCTTTCTCCATTTCGATCTGCTCTGCGAACTCTTTGCGCAGGAATTCCAGGCCGGCAGGGCTAACCAGCGTTTTGGCGCTGTGCTGCAGGCCGCGAACGGGGTGGTTGAATGCCTTGGTTTCCACCTTGAACAGGCCGCGCTGGGTGTAGCGCCAGTTGGGTAGGCGGTGCTGATCGATGATGCCCCGGCACTTCAGTGCCTGGATCATTTTGCGCGGGCCAAGGTTCAGCGTTTTCGCGGCTTCGGCGAGGGTGATGTACTCGGGGATCATGCGGCCTCCCTGTCTCCGGTGCGGAGATCATCAAGGTTGGTTGGCATAACAATGGGGTAGTCGTCTGCATCCCGGCGGCCGGATAGTCGAATCCTTGCAACGCGGGGAGAGCGGAGTGTTACCGGCTGGTCTGCGGTGCCTGGCATGGCGTTGCCGAGAATCAGCAAGCCAATGGCCAGCTGCCGTGCCTTCACCAGCCCGGCTTTCCAGGCGCGGCTGATCAGCAGTTGCCGGTTGGGTGCATCGAACCGGCGCAGAAGGGCGATCACGTGGAATTTAACGGTGCCCAGCGTGATGCCCATCAGCATGCCGATCGCTTCGTTTTCCTTGCCTTCGACGATCCAGACCAGGACTTCACGCTGACGTGGGGTCAGGGTGCGGCCTGGGTCTTGGATTTCGAATTCTGTTCCTGTGATGTTAGCCATAAGATGCCATCGCGTTATCAATATGACTTAATCGTAGACAATGGCTAACATCACCGTCAATAGTGTGACGGTTATTTTTTACTATTTTGTGGTTATTTCGGGTGCAAGGGTGGAGGTATAGACGGGGTTTGGGGCACAAAAAAAGCCCCGGAGGCTTTGGCCTGCGGGGCTTTCTGGGTATGCCTGTATTTGATCAGGCTATGCGCCTGGTGTGTGGAGCCTTTCGCCTAGATAGAAAAGGCCAAGCAGGGTTGCTGTAACCATTTGCCAGAACAGAAATAGGTAAGAGGTCGCCAGAACCCATTGAAACCAGTCAGGTAGTATTGTCTCTTTGCCGATGGCTGAAGCAATGTAGTAGGCAACGATTAGGAATATTGTTACGGCAGTTAGGTAGGAAAATAGTACGCAGAGAAAGCGCCGCCTTGTCATTTCTACAAAGCCAAGATTGCCTTGATACATGATACGAACCCTAGGTGGGTTGTTCATCACTTCGTCAATGTCATGGCGGTTAAACGTAGCGACTGCGGCTAGAGCCGCTATGAAGAAACCTGGGAGATTCTCCAGAAAGCCGGTGAGCTGGGAGAGAAGTCCGCCACCCCCTGTCACATAGGCAATTGATGTCAGGCTAAACAGGGCAATAACGGAGACCGCAGTAAGTGTTCCGGGAATAAGCCAATCATAAATCCACTTATCATCGTGCTGGATTCTAAGATACGAAACAGGCCGCGTAAGTTGATACGCAATGAGTTTAAATTCCTTCAATCGGCTAAGCATGTCTTAGTTCTATCATTTTCTGCGTAATCTCTTCATTGATTACAGGAACCGCCGTTGCAAGTGGTACTGAGAAGTTTCTGATTTTGCGTTTCTTGACGTAGCGGTCCTTGTTCATGAGCATTCCCGTATCCGTGCTCAGTGTAGCGGTATGGCTGGAGCCTGTCTCGTCCTCAAAGCTAACTCTTACAAAAGGAACATCAAGCTCGTTGGCATGGGCTAGAGCTTTTTTCAGGTGTTTCATGTTCCCCCCAGAACGTGCTACCGCCCATCTGGTTACATCCACTTTAACTTCGGTTCCGACCAGCTCAGGTTGTGCCTTCGCGTCGTAGCCTCTCAGCAATACAGTGTCGCTCGTCAACCTGATCCCGGTGAGCGTGCCTGTTCGCAATTCTTCTTTGAATTCGTCGGAGGGGTGAGCGAACAAGCTGAATTTGCAGTAGGTGTTTATCTCTTTCGCGGGGTTGCCACTGGGGTGCGGCTTTACATACTCGTCTCGAAAATGTCTGGCAGCGACGGCAGCTAAATGGTTTAGGAATGCCGATGCCTTCTGAAAAGGTACGTGCTGACTTTTTTCAAAGAGCATTAAGTGTTTACCGAGCTTGTTTGTCTCTTTGAATATTACTAGATGGGCGGAGGACTCCAGACCTTGATCGTCGTTAAACTCAATGGTGTGGCGATCAGCTTCAGACCCATCGATTCGGTTCGTAACTACGTTTGCTGCATTACTATCGACAAGATTTATTAGCAGAATCCAACAATCGTCCCTGTTTTCGATATGCTCCAGGGCGAATTGATATTTCGATTTGGTTCCGGACTTTTTTCTGGCTTGGCCAAGCTCTCGAATGACTTCGATATGCGTCAGAAGTTCATCAAGAGTTTTGGGGCTGGCAAATTTTTTGTGGTTTGGGTCTAGATCTCTGGACCGTGTATGGCCCGTGAGCGAAATATCAAAAAACTGCACTGTACGTTCGAATCTACTGCTCATCCAAGTCTTCCCGTTGCCGGATTGAGCAGTATCTCTGCCAATCCTTTGGCTTCCATAGGCGTTTAGGTCGGCTTCCGCTCTAACCTTTCTTTGAGGCTGCTATTGCCTCAAGAGTTGTGGTGATTCCGTCTGCAATACCTGGTGTTAGCACCCGGGCAGCAGTGAGGTGTGAAATGCAGGAGACCAAGCGAGCGTGCTCAGGCGAAGCTTTGGCAACCCCGACTAGAGGAGGCTCGATCTCGGAGCCCGGCTCTGCGTCAGCCACGTCGGCTTTTTTGGGGCCTTCTCCAAAAGCCAGCCACCAAAACCTGTAACCGGTAAGTTCGGCAATTCCTCGCAAATTATCCAGGTTGATAGATCCGCGGCGTTTCCAGTTCAGAACGGATGTTCTGGCAACACCAAGCCTTTCGGCGATCTCGTTCATGTTGAGAGGGCCGCTTTCGACAGCTTCTTTGAGCCTGCTGGCTCTGGCGTTTTCGGAATCGTCTTTCATGAGCGTGATGTTAGCCTTTAACTAATTATCAAGTAAGTCAGGCTGCTGGACATGACCATAGCCATTGGCTACTATCTGATGGCTAACAAGGGGGTATCCTATGGCTATAGAGATCGTAGAGCGAATTGCCGACTGCCTGGGCAGTAAGGCTGAAGTAGCAAGAATCTGTGGTGTTCGTCCGCCTAGTCTTCATGGCTGGGTTCGCATTCCTGATTGTCATGTCTTGAAGCTCGAGGCCGCCGTGAGAGCCAAGGGCGGTGATATAGATCGTTACTCCATGCGTCCTGACATCTTCGGCGAGTCTCCAGAGTCTACCGAGAGCAAGTCTGTCGCATAACTAACCGGGTGGATGGGGTAAGGAATGAGCGAGCAAGAGAGCAATCTCGATTTCCAATATGGCCTGAGCGAGATCGCTGTTCAGATACCGGCGCCCGATGGTGTCACGCGAACAGTGCCAGGCCTGGCGCATGAAGCCAGTCCAGGGCTGGCAGTAACAATGCTCCCGTTCGGGGTGTTTCAGGTCACTCACGTCAACACAGGCCGCAAGCTCTGCAACAACTATCAGCGGGCCGCTTCTGCTTTGCTGGCTATGAGCCAGTGGGCGTTGATTGCGCATATCAGGGGCGCTTCATGGGCTGATTTGGGGCCAACTGGTGCCGCTGATCTTGTGACTGAGTTGAGTCGCGAGGCAGTGCCATTCGACGGGTGCGCCAGTATCTCAAAAGGGGTGACTCGGAAAATGACCGTCGGTGAGTGGTTCCAGCATCAGCGCATTCCGATCTTTGACGAATTTCCATGGGAGGAAGTCGACCCCTTTGAGCTGGCTATCGCCAATTTGGAAAAGATTGAGGTGCCGGCATGAAATTTTCGATGAATGGCTTCCGTCGACAGCTCAGCAACGACACCGAAGCGCTGCGAAACATAGCTCGGGACGTTATGAACGGGGATTGGTACGACAAAGAGGACTTCGTTGAAGCCATTAACCAAGTCATTGCTCACAGCAACGTTCTCAACTGCGTTTCCCAGAGAGACGATCCAGAATTCATCGATATGTCCGAGCTGGAGATTGAGCATCTGGAACTGACACCGGAGGGCGTGGAGTGAGAATCCAAGGCAAAGAAAGGCTCTGGTCCTGGTTTGGCCTTAGCTACGCCAGCTTCCTGGTACTCCCGCGCGCCGGCATGCACCAGATGCCAGACGACTGGCAGCACCGCATGGCCCAGCTTCTGGAAGAGTGGGATGAAGCGGCCAAGGTCCAGCCTGATATGGAATTCTTCGTTCAGGGGCGCGCAAATGGCCGCATAGTGAAGATTCCGGAATGGGTGCTGAATTATCGCAGGCCGGATCTGGGCGCCTGGCGGGTTTTCTTCGGCCGCTCTGAAAGCAGGGGCAGATAGCATGCGTTCGCAATGGAATGATGCCGAGGATGAAGCCCTGCAGGGGCTCACGCCTGAGGCTCAGGTGATCTATCTGCGGGGCTTTCGGCGGTATATGGACTACCGCACGGGCATAGCCGGTGGGCCGGCGCGGAAGCTGTCCTACCGGGCCATGGCGGAGCTGATCGCCGTAGACCCGGATTGGGGCAGTCAGCGCAAGCGGGCGGAAACCCCAACCCTTGGCCGTGTGCGTGCCAGGGTGGCGGAGCTGGAGCGGGCCGGGCTGGTGGTGAACCATGGCTCCAGCCGTAGCCGGGGCCTTGTTTTTAAACTGCCGTTGGCTGACGCGGGATTAGTCCGTCCGGAAAAGGAACAACACAGGGAACAACACAAGGAACAGCACAAGGAACCGCACAGCGGGAATGTGGTTAACCTCCCGAAAACACGGGAAATTGTGCCGGTAGATCAGAGCAGGAACAGCACAGGGAGCAACACAGGGAGCGACACAAGGAACAACACACATCTGTATAACTCTACTGAACTTAACTCTACTAACGCGGGCGCGGGCGATATTGCTGCCTGGCCGGACACCTTCCAGCCCCAAAAGCCAGCCGAATGGGGTTCTTTCCTTGGCCGGGAGCGGGAGTGGGCGTACCACCGGGTTTCCAGGCCAAAGCTGATTGCCGTGTACCAGTGCTGGACCCAGTGGGCCCTGAGTATTGGTGATCTCAGGCAGATCATGGAGTGTGCAGAGGCCAACCTGGGGCGCATTCCAGACGGCCCGGAGTATTACAAGCCCTTTGCTGAAAGCTATGCCCGGGAGCGGGACAGGCTGAGCCAGACCATCCAGAACAACCAACAGCGGAGTACCCATGGCACAGGTGCATCAGATCCAGAGCGTCGTTCAAGGCGTGACGAAAGAGCTGCAGTCCAGAAGCAACTCACAGACCCCCACTACGCACTCGACAACTGGTGACCGGTTTACGCGGGAGCAGAAGGTTAAAACCGTGCTGTTCTTCAACCGGCTGCAGTTGATCTATGGGCACCGGTTTGCCGTGCAATGGCCCGATGAGCAAACCGTAAAGCTGGCCCGAAGGGAGTGGGCCCGTGAGATTGATTCCCTGGGCATGGAAGAGCTGGAAAAGGCTTTGGAGCGGGCGAAGGCCAAGCTTGTTGAGGGCGATGGGGATTTCTACTGGCCCGATGTGGGGCGGATTCTGGGGCTTGCCAGGGAAAGCCGGGCTGCAGCCCACAAGGTGTTTCCGCCGGCATTGCCGCCCAGTGAGGCGGTGGTGAGTGCCAGGCGCAAGGCGGGCAGGCAGGGCCTGGCCAAGGTGTGGCAGGCGCTTGGAGGTAGCCATGCTGAGTGATACCCAGCAACGTTTGACGGCGTGGGGGCACTGGGTGCGCTCTGGCGGTGGGGTGGATTTGGGTTGCTACGGGGTGAAGCTTGCCGTGGGCAGCAGTGTGCCTATGCCCGTTTGCTCGGATGACGATGCAGAGGCGGTAGACAGGGCGGTGGCGCGCCTGAAGAAACGGGACCAGGTGATGGGCCGGATTGTGGTGATGGCGTACTTGGGGCAGATGAGCCTGGCCCGCATTGCCAGGGAATCTGGTGTGGGTAGTCGGGAGCGGGCCAGGTACTTGCTGGGCGCTGCTGAGGCGTGGATTGATTGCGCCCTTGTTTCTTACGGATAACATGATGGTCAACAAGTTGACATTCTGCATGCAGATAACTACTCTCTTTCCCGTAAGGTGCAGGAAGTGCATCTGAACAGCGCATGAAACCTCTAGTTGATACTCCTTCATACCCGGCCCAACGCCGGGTTTTTTTATGGCTGGAATCATGAACAGACAACTCCTCCTGGAACAACTTGAACGCCATGAAGGCCTGCGCCTGAAGCCATACCGGGATACGGTGGGCAAGCTGACAATCGGCTATGGCCGCAACCTGGATGATCGCGGGATCAGTGAGGATGAGGCTGGGTTTATGTTGGATAACGACATTGACCAGGTGGTGGCAGAGCTGGAGCGCCTGCCGTTGTGGCTGAGCCTGAACCCTGTTCGGAAAGTGGTGCTGGCCAACATGGCGTTCAACATGGGCGTGCCCACACTGCTGGAGTTTCGGCGCATGTTGGGTGCCCTGGCTGAGAAGGACTGGGACCGAGCAGCTGCAGAGATGCTGGACAGCAAGTGGGCCCGGCAGGTGGGCAGCCGCGCGAACGAGCTTTCTGAACTGATGAGGCGGGGTGAGACCCCGCAATGAGTGAGGATATGAGCGATCGCAGGGGCTGGCACGTTGATAAGGGCATTCCCATCGCGGTGATTATCACCGTGATTATCCTGGCGGTATCGATCTCGCGGGATCAGTCCAAGCAGGATGAGCGCATTTCACTGGTTGAGACTTCTGTCCAGATGCTGCAACAGGCTCGCCTGAATGATCAGGAGCGGGCAGAGAAGAACTTTGACGAGCTGAAGCTGGATCTGCGGGCCATGAATGCCAAGCTTGATCGGCTGATTGAGAGTGAATATGGCCGATAGCCACCCGAACCCAAACCAGTGGTGGTTTCATCGTCGGATGATGGCCTATGCCAGCTTGCTGGGCCTGTATGTGATTCTGGCTCAGATTCTGTTGGGTGGTATCTCTCCGGAGCTGGTACCGCTGGCACAAACCCTGTGCTGGGTGTTCAGTGCCAATCTTCTGTACTACTACGGCGGTAATGCCGTGGAGTACCTCAAGGACCGCAAATGACTTTCAAGGTGAAGCTTCTGATTGTTGGTGTGGTGCTTGGGGCGGTTGCTTTGGGTAGCTGGACGGCTCGGGGTTGGTTTGAGGATGCCAAGCGCCTGGCTGTGGTTGAAGACAGGCAGGAGCTGGCAGAGCAGATCAGGGGCGATATCTCGGGCATTGCCAAGTCGGTGGAGTCGCGGCTGGGTGAGCTTCGGGCCAATGAGCGTGTTATTGATCGGGGAATCATCCGTGAGATTCAGAAGCCTATCTATCAGCGTGTGTGTGCTGAGCCTGATGTTGTCCGCATGCTCAACGCAGCCCTTCGGGGGGAATCTGTCGCCGGACCAGCAGAACCTGCTGGTGAGATGCCCGCTGGTACCGGCACAGCTCCGGAACGGGCAGGGCGGTGAGATGGTGCTGGTGATCAAAGATGTTGCAGCTGAGTACCACGACTGTGCCACCAGGCATAACGGGCTTGTGGATGCATGGGAGCAGCTGAACTGATGCCCGCTGCAATCCCCAGGCAATGCAGGCAGCACACTTGCTCTGCCACTACCACTGCGCGCAATGGCTATTGTGATGCACATCAGGCATTGGCCAGTGGTTGGATGGATGAGCGTAGAGGCTCCAGTACTGAGCGTGGATATGGCGGCCGATGGCGCAAGCTGCGTGAGCGGATCATGCGCCGGGATAAGGCGTTGTGCCAGCCATGCCTGGGCAAGGGGCGTGTGATGCCGGCTGTAGCTGTTGACCACATTGTGCCTAAGGCTGAAGGCGGTACCGATGCAGACGATAATCTGCAGGCTATTTGCAAGCCGTGTCACAAACTGAAAACTGAAAACGAATCCAAGCGGGCGCGGGCGAAGCTGCGGGCCCGGGGGCGGGGTCAAAACTTTTGAGCAAAATTGGGTTCGACCGCTGCCTATCCGTGATTTTTTTCGATGGCAAAATTGAGGTAGGGGGGGTATCCGAAAGGGTGCCCCTTTTTTTATGACTGCAGGACGTAGACCAAAGCCAGCACAGCTGAAGGTTCTGGAAGGTAACTTCCGAAAGGACCGGGACAGCCACGGTGCCAATGAGCAGCGGCCGATCGGCCTCCCGGAATGCCCGAAGTGGTTGCCTCGCTCGGCGAAGAAGTACTGGTCTGAGGTTGGGCCTCAGTTGGAGAAAGCCGGGCTGATCTCCCTGCTGGACCAGGCGGCGTTTGCCGCTCACTGCGATTCGGTTGGCAAGTTTGAGGAGATCACCAAAAAGCTGAAGCGCCTGGAAGACATGGTGGACTTCACGCCGCAGAACTACGCGGTGCAGTCGGTGTACTTCCAGATCCGCAACAAGCTTTGGGATCAGGTCATGAAAAGCGCCAACGAGTTTGGCCTTACGCCGGCCGGTGCGAGCAAGGTGAAAGCGCCTTCGCAGGGCCAGCTGGATCTCGGCGGGTTTGAGAGCATCTGATGGCCAGAGACTACGTTGCCATTGCGATGGAGTACATCCGGCAGGTGCTTGATGGCGAGATCCCGGCCTGTAAGTGGGTGCGCCTGGCGTGCCAGCGCCAGCTCAATGACTTGAAGCGTGAAGGTACGGCTGAATTTCCGTACTGGTTTGAGCCGGCGCTGGCCAATCGGGTATGTCAGTTCATTGAGCTGCTGCCGCACGTTAAGGGCGAATGGGCTCGTGAGCGTAAGCGCCTGGAGCTTTCGCCCTGGCAGATCTTCCGTTTGACCACGG